CTACTGCTGTGCGCCCGATACTTCGGGCTTGGTAAAATTTGCTGTCTCAAAATCAGAAGCTGCAATAGAGACGACTTTGGTTTTCCAAGTGTCAAAACTTTCAATTTTTTTTGTAACACGTTGCTGAATTTTGTGACCAAGGAATAAAAGTAATTGATTACTTGGCGTACTTTCTTCCATAAGAACTTTAACAATAGATTTATTGTTATATAGTTCTTTTTCTGCCATAGCAAGTTCGATAGGTCTTGTCCACTCATCAAACTTTTCACCTGTTTCTAATTCCCACGAGATTTGTAACTTAAGCATTTTTAATGCCCCTGTTCTTTAGTAGTTGTTAAGCTGTTAGGTCTTCTGTTGGAATTCCTACAACTTGTAGTGATACTGTACAAGTTTGTGCATCTGCACCTGAAGCAGAAACACCTGGGTATTGTGGTAATACTGTTCCAGTTAAACTTACACCTGTTGTTAGTGTTAACACAAAAGCAAGTGCTGTATCTGGTGCTGATTCGGTTGCGTCCCATAAGGCTTTGTACAAGCTGTCTGGGCTTTTACCTGCGTCATTTAAGAATGTGATATCTAAAGTGACGTTGCTATCAATATATTTGTAGGCTTTGCCTGCAAGTGTGTCAAAAGTTAAACGTTCTGTGTCAAAGTTAATAGCAGAGTCTAAAATTTGTTCTGAATAATTTTTGGTAGCAATTGTGAGCGTTAATGCACGACCACTTAAAATTGTTGTTGCCATTGTTGCCTTTCTTAGCCTGTGTAGGCTGTTTGTAGTTGGATTTCAGCAGCTAATAAATCTGTACTATTAGTTGCACGAATTCTAGGACTGCTCACACTTAGTATAACCCAAGATGTAGGCAATAGTCCTAAAATAGTTTCTATATCGTCTTCCAAGTTTTTTAATGCGCTTGGGTTTGAATACGTTGTGCTAACCACTTCTAAAGTTAGTCTGACGTACCAATTCTTTGTGTTACCTATAACCATTGGCTCAAGGTATGGGTCTGAAGCCAAAATAAAAACTGCTGGTGGAATAATGATTTCTGGAACGTGGTCATAAGCTGTGTAGTTTGTGTTTGATGTGATTGCTGTTTTAAGTGTATTTCGTAAATCTGATAAAGCCATAGGTTAACCTACTTGACTATTAGAGTCTATGTATTTTGAAATTAAACCTGTTATTTTGTACAAAAGGGTGCGTCCCATACGATATGGGGCTGGGGTAAAATCTAGGGCTTGTTGTGTGCCAGATACAGCTAATCTTGATTGAAATACGTCAATTGCTACTTGCAAAATTGCTTCTTCTATAGCTGCGTTGCCATTGTATTGTGATAAATCGTTTTCAGCTGCAAGTCCGTTAGGGATAACAAATCTATAATCGGTGTGTATTGGTGCGCCTGTTGTTGTAACTCTAAAAGTGTAATCATCAACTATTGCTGAAATTGTTTTGTTGCCATTTACGTGTGCTTCAACACCTGATATGGCTACTGTTTGTGTTTCATAAAATTTGTGTGGTCTTGTTGTGTGAACAGTTGTTTCAGTTGCTTTTTCTGAATAGTGTTTATCTATTCCAACTTTCCATTGAATAAGAAAATCGCCAATAGCGTCTTCTGATGTGTCAATTATTGCTTCAAGAGCTGCATCATTGTAAAGGGAAGATGAAACACCAAGTACAGCTCTTAACTGAGCTGCTGTTACAAGTACTGGCATTTCATTTCCTTTCGTTTAGGGTGAGGCTACCCACAGGGGCGAGAGTAGCCTCACGATTAAATTGTTTAGGGTTATGCAACCATAAACTTGTATGAACCAGCTGCAATTTTTGTAGCAATCGCTCCATAGCCGATATAATTTACGTCAATTTGTCCTGAACTAATTACGTTAGTACGTAAGCTCAAACGTGGGCTTTCGTACCAAGTGTATGCATCTGGGTTAATGACATACATTGAACCGTCAGTAATTGTTGATGTTCCAACGTTACGTGATACGTATAAATCTAATCCTGCTACGTTACCTCGTAATGATTGTGGGCTTACTGCGCCTCCAGCGTTTTGTGGGTTTGCAGCTGTGTAAATTGGACGACCATTGTCGTTCAATCCCATAATTGCACCCCAAGCTGCAGGTGATACTAATAAGCTGCGAGCAAATCCTAGAGAGTTGCTATAAACAGAAGTTGCACCGTCAGCAACAAAGTCAAGAAGACCAGCTGCGTCAAGTGTTCTGTTTCCACCGTCAGTTCCACCATCAAATAATGCTTGAACAACTGCTGTGTCTGTTGCTTTTGCATAAGCAAATTCCATTTGACGAACTAATTCGTCAAAGAATGCTGGTGAAGAACGGTCTAACAATTCAACTGAAAATGTTTGTTGTCCAGCAAATTTACGAACGTTTACAGTAACAAAAGATGATGCTGTATCAGTTTCAGAAATTGTGGCTTCTTCATTTGCAATTGCAACTGTTGGAGCAGTTGTAATTTTTGGAATTTCAAAAGACATACCTGCTGGTGGCAAAGTACCACGTGAGATTGCGTCAATTGCGCCTCTTTCACCATTTGCAATTCCGTTAATTACGTCGGTTGATTGTGGTGTTGGAATAAAACCTGCGTTGTTTGTGGTTGTATCAGCTGCCATTACATATTGACGGCTGTCTTCGTTACCAAGAGCTGCACGAATGTTGTGTTCTAGGTATGAAGATTTTGAAACAATTGGGCTTCTTGGTGCTGTAAAGATTGCTGGGCGAACGTTGCGTTCTGCAGCTTCTACAGCTGGGGCTTCTACAGCCTTTGCTACTTCTTCTACTACTTCTGGGGTAACTTCGTTTGACACGACAGTTTCCTCGCTTTCTGTTGGTTGTGAAGTTTCTGCGCTTGCAGCTACTTCGGTTATTTGGGCATATTCGCCAAACGCTGGAAATGTGACGTGTGAAACTTCTTTTAGGGTTGCTTCGTTAACGATTACTTGTTCACCTTTGGTTACATAGTCATCAATCATTGCGCCTACGCTAAATCCAGTTCGTAAACCTTCTTGTGCTTCGGCTAATGCGTCGTCTCCTGCATTGGTTCGTGCTATTTTGAATGTTCCGACAATTCCTTTGTCGTCTTCTTCATATCTTGATAATTTGCCAATTGGTCTAGTCATATCGTGCTCGGTAAAAAGTTTAATACCTTCACCGATTTTTAATGAGCCTTGTTGAAAAACAACATCACCCATATTGGTATGTCCTACCTGACCAAAAGGAACAATAACGCCTGTTAATTCACGTTTTGATGAATTAGCTGCGATAATGTCGGTTGAGAACTTAATAAAGTTATTCATTAATTAAGTCTTCCCTTTCTCTTGCTTCCTCTACTGTCATTACACCTAAAGGAATAAGTTTGCTGTAAATATCTGCTCGTTCTTGTGCGCTTGGGCTATAAAATTCTTCTAAATCAAATTTTACTATAGAACCACGTGGCGTAATATCGTTGTCACTTAATCTTTGTGTAATACAAGTCATTAAAGGTTTTAATGACAAATCTATTAGGCTTCTTCTTTCAGCTGTAACGTTTGAATATGTCATTGAGCCACCTGCGTTACCACCTACATAGTATTCAGGTAAATTACAAGCCCTAGCAATCTCAGAAGCCATATATTGACGTGCTTGGTTTAGCGTTAATTGTTCTGGGCTAAATCCGATGCTTTGAAAGTCGATTGTGTCGTTAACAAAAGCTGTGCCACGTGTTTGTCTTGCTTCTTTCCAAGAATTTAATAGGGCTGTAACTCTTTCAGCATTCATTGGCAAGTTAGATTTCAACACAACGTTAGGTGTTGGTTCATCTGCAAATCTTTTAACTGCCTTTTCTAATGCAAGTGCTGTAAGTATTGTTGTTCCTGCTCTTACAAGTAATCCTTCGTCAAATCCTGTAAATGGTATAAGTGAACCAAGTCCGTTTTCTGGTACTCGGTTTCCGTCAACGCTGTAATAACGTACGTTGTGACCTAATGCGTCTAAAGTTCTTGTAACACGGCTTACTGAAATCCATTCAGCACTTAAAGGTCTTGAGTCTGCACCAAGTTCAAGTATTCTTAAATATCCTTGACCTGTAAACAAAATGTCCTCTGCTAAAAATGTATATACAGATTGTCCAGTCATACGAGGGTCGGGTTGTCTAATAAAAGGTGGGGTCACAACTTTAGAGTTGTTTGATTCACGTCTAACTTCAAGTGGTAATGAACCGATAGTTGCACAAATAATATTTCTGGCTCTTGCAACGGCTGGGACTTGCATAGCTTGTGCTCTGCTTACAGAAGACAAACCAAAATAGTCAAAAGGTTGGGCGTATTGCTGATAATTGTAAGGTGCTACAGCTGCATCAACTTTGTTTACGTCGTCTTGTGGTGTGACACCAAGTAGATTTTGAAAGAAGCCCATAACTTCTAATTCTTTACCAAATTGTTATAATAGTCAAGCATCAAGCCACTACAATGTCTTGGTTTACTGACCTTGAACCATATTGTTCTGCTTTACCTACAGCCAAAATCATTGAAATGGCAGCTGTTGATGGTTTACGTCTCATCACATACCAAGCACCTGTATCGTTTGATTTTTTAATACACGAATTAACACTAGCTGTAAGTTCGGGTTGGTTGGAGTGAGCTAAACGACCCCCACTCATTGCGCTAAGCACCTGGTCGCAATTGGTGTAGTAATCTGAGCCTTTAATTATGTTTGCGTTTATGCCTGCTTGTTTAAGTTTGGCTACTACTGAGTCACCTGTGAACCTGTTTGCTATGACTTCTTCTGCGTCGTAGTGTTTAGCCCATTCAGCAATACGACTAGCTATAAATAAATCATCTATTGGGTTGTCTTGTTCTTGGTATTCCATTAAACCTACAGCTATTGTTTTGTCTTCAAGTATTTGTGAACCTGTTAATGCCCAACTGTTTCGTTCTGGACTTATTTCAACACCTAACCAAGTTGGTCTGTCGGGCTTTAGTGATAGGTTTGGTTGCATACAAGAATTCCAATCGGGATTACTGAAAGCTGAATTCATACTGACTACCCATTGGCATAATACCTCTGTTTGAAATATTTCGGGTGGGTCACTCAACCTGGCTTTAATTGCATCAACACTTATGGTTCTTCCTAGTGCTGGGTTTGCTTCTTTCCAACCTTCAATGTCTGATAGTTTTCTGTGTGGTGATGCTGACCATTCCATAAAACACAATGGGTCATCTAAACCTTTTTCTATTTTGTCAAGGGCACGTTGTCTCATAGCGTTTAACACAATTGAGTAATGGTCACCAGCGTTACTGATACCCCAGAACTGTGAATTGGGTCTAGCGTTCATAGTAAACACAAGTGCTGAGTAAGCATCATAGGTTTTTTGTTGTCGTAACTCGTCAAGGATTACTAAATCACTTGACAATCCTCTTGCGCCACCACTATTACTTGCTACAATTTTGTAACGCATACCATTTTTTAGCATCACTTCTTCACGACCATTGGCTCGTGTTACGTGTTTAACCTTTTTGCGTAACCAATCATAATTATCTATAACTTCAACAACTTTCTTAAAAGTCTCTAACGATAAATCCCTAGTTTGAGCTGAGGCTATCTGTAATTCTTCGTCCCACAAATAAAGCCCAGCAAGGATACGCATTCTCAGTAAATGTGTTTTACCATTCTGTCTAGCTGCAATAGCCAACACATTCTTGTAAGCCCAAGTGCCATCTTCTTTAATCTTGGAAGCCTCATTGATTAAATACTCTTGCCATTCAAGCAAAGGCATATCAATTTGCCGAGCAAACTCAGCGACCTCGTTGCCCCTAGTTGGGTAAGCTAGTGGAGTGGTCTGAATTCTCGGGGTTGAGTTTCCTAAGACTGTCAAGTGTGTCTTCACCTGCTTCTACTTCGGGTTTTTCCTTACGACCAAACAAACTAAGCCCATACTTATCCAACCCAGACTGCAATTGTGATAAATACTTGATTTCTTCTGATGGTTTTAGTAAACCTGAATCTAAAACACCTGCGATAGTGAACAAAGCTGCGATACCAGCCAAGTCAAGTTCAGTAATGAAGCCCTGACGTTGCGCTTCCTCAGTTGCCTTATCAAGTGCTGGCAATATGCGTTGTTTTTC